AGATAATGTTCTTAATTCGAGAACATTAATGGCTCGTTTGATGGGAAATGGTAAACCTTTTAATGGAAAGACATTCGATATTCCAGTAAAAATTACCGATTCGGGTCTGGGAGAATACTTTGCAGGATTATAAACATTGTCAAGTGCAGCATCAGATACTCTTATTGAGTTGTCTTTTGCACATACCGCATTTGCTCAACCAGTCGTTTCTGTAATGTTAGAATCCTTTGCTAATTCAGGTCCCGAACAGTCTATTGATTTAGACGTTTTCAAACTTGAAGAAGCAGTAGCAGAGAGCGTTCAGTCGCTTGGTACAGCAATGTACGGTACGGGCGCATCAAATCAACCTTTAGGGTTAGAAGCTCACGTTGATAACGGTACAAATACCTCAACCTTTGGTGGTCAGAGTAGAACTACATATTCCGCTCTTAATTCCACAGTAACTGCCTCTGGCGGTACTTTAACGTTAGCAAAACTTGCTACATTAGAGTCGGCTATAAGCTCTGCTGGAATTGAAACAGAATATCCAACACTACACGTTACTACCAAAACAGTATGGGATTTGTATGAAAGACTATTGCAACCAAGCGTGAGAGCAGAATATGCTTCCGTTGGTTATCCAGCACTTTCGCTAAGAGGTAATGGCATCGCAAGAAGCCGAGCCGACTTGAAAGGCGCCGCAGGATTCACCGCATTGTCATTCAGGGGTATTCCAGTCATAGCTGACGAAGCTTGTACAAGTGGAGTTTGGTATATGATTAACGAAAGATACCTTGAATGGAGAGGAAGAAATATAGTTCCGTCAAAATATGCTGGAGTACTTGAAAAAGTATCTTTAACAGGTAAGACGATGGAAGGTGTGGCGGCAGAAATCAAAGCTCCGTCAGATGCAGGTTGGTTCTTCCAAAAGATGCAGGTAATGCCTAACCAAGCAGGAATGATTGGTAGGTTCTATGTTATCGGTCAACTGGTTGGCTCACAACCAAGGAGACAAGGTAAGTTGACAGGTATAACAACAGTTTAATTAATTTAAGCGCAACCGTTACTTAATGTAACGTGGGCTTGAAAGGTACAAAATTATGGCTAAATTAGCGAGTGCGACAATAATAGAAGCTCAGGACTTATATACACAGTCCTCTGTTCCTATGCACAAGTTAGGACAATTAGCTTACGATGAATTCGGAAACAGATACAGATACGTAAAAGCAGGAAGTTCGGCGCTTGTAACGGGAAACTTGTTACAGGAACCAGCAGAAGATACTCAGTTTAGAAGTATGGTAGTTAGTTCTGCTGCTGCTATCGGTTCTAAATCCATTTCTTGTACTCTCGGAAATACAGCTACGACCGCAAATATGTTTGACGGCGGTGAGTTGGTAGTTGAGTCAGGAACAGGAATAGGACAGCACTTCAGAATCGTATCTCATTCTGTAACCGACGCGGCTGGAACTGCAACTTTCATAGTAGATAGACCAATTAAGATAGCCTTAGTGGCTTCTGATTCTAATATCTCAGTGAGAAAAAACAGTTACAATGGAGTTATCGCATTCCCTACTACTCCTACTGGTAGTGCAGTTGGTGTTGCTTTATATGCAATGTCAGCTTCTTACTACGGTTGGATTCAATCAGGTGGAGATGCAGTTGCTTTGTTTGACAATCAGACAAATACAGCTGCAGATGAATCGGCAATTATGCCTTCAAGGGAGGTTGCAGGTTCTGTAACAGCTGTCCTTGAAAACATAGCCGCTCCAGTTCACATTGGTTGGGGTAGAGAGCAAGTCTCAGTTGACTCCACGATGGGATTCGTCAAGTTAATAATTGACTAAAAATTTAATAGCGTGTTGACGAGAGAGGGTTAATGACCCGAAAAGACCTTAAAAGGTGTAATATTCAGGAGACGCAAAGAGTTAACCCCTCTTTGGAGGGGTTTTCTTTTCAAGGAGGTGAATAAATGCCGAGAAAGAAAAAAGAAATAATTGAAGAGGTGAAAAAAGTTAAGAAAGACGAACCAATAGTTTACAAAGGGTATTTTGTAGAGAATATAAGAGAATATGGGCCAAGTCATCCTCACTATTTTATGGTTGAGGAATATGACGCGCAGAAGTAATTTATTTTAATTAGAAAGTAGGTGATTAAATGAGTGTATATTTAGAACAACACATTCCCGTAGTTAAATACGAGGGATTAAATACAACTAAAGACGTGAATATTAGCGGTTCAGTTACTATATCAGGAGCTTCCGCAATATCAGGTACTACTACATTTACAGGTGGAATACTTAAACCAGTAGCCGATTTAACCGCAGCTTCTACACTGAGTTCTGCATACAGCGGATATACATTGTTTTTGAATTCTACGACTGAATTCGCTACTACGTTACCCAGTCCGGCAGCAGGATTGAATTACAAGTTTGTAGTTAAAGCAGCGCCTTCAGGAGCTTCTTATACAGTTGTTACAGGAGGAAGTGCAAACATTATTATAGGGGGAATTAACGAATTAGAAGTTGATACAGGTGATGATGGACCTTATGATGCAGACGGAGACACTATTACATTTGCAGACGGGGTGGCAGTAGTAGGTGATTGGGTAGAATTGATTTCAGATGGAACTTCTTGGTATCTAACAGGTCAGGCAAATGCTGACGGAGGTATCACAGTTACTAAGGCAAGTTAATATTTGACAATTCCTATCTTGTCGGATATTATTCTCTTACTCGCTTCGGTGAGTCGCTTGACCTCAGCTTCGGCTGGGGTCTTTGCGTTACTGCAGGTCTTGCAGTATGATTTTTGATAGTGGTATAATAAATATATGGCTACAATATCAAGTTCATTTTATAGAGATGCAAACAAAGTACTCATATGCAAACGTGAGTATGATATAATTAACCTATGAGTAACGCTAAAAGAGATGAAAACGGAGTTCCAACTTTACTTGCTGTATCTACTGCTGATAGTCTTACTCCTGTAGCTATAGAAGCAGACCCTACTAATAAGGCTATTTTAGTTACTAATATTCCCTCTAATTACGAATTAGCTGGAAATACTTTACACATTAAAAAATACTATACAAATGCTGGTGCAGTTACAGACGGCATTGTATGGAGTCCCGCAGCAGGAAAAAGATGGTATGTGACCGACCTGATAATAAATGTAAGTGCGGCGGCTACGGTTACATTGGAAGATGACCTAACAGCAGGTGATAGTGTAGTTTTCAAAGCAGAATTGGCTGCGAATTCAGGTATATCACATTCATTTAACACACCTTTGTTTAGTGGTGAAGATGCGGCAGACCTTTTAATAACAACAAGTGCTGGGAACGTGTACGTTTGTGTAACGGGTTATGAAATTTAGGAGATAAAATATGTGGACAGCAGAATTAAAAAATAAAACAATAACAGATGATGTTTTAACCTTTGTGGTTGAATATAAAAACGGGAAAGACGTGGTAAGTAAAACCTATGTAAGTAATAACCCCAACTTTGATATAAAAGCACAAGCAAGAAATGAAATAGATAAATTAAGCGGGGTTAGTACAAAATTTAGTTCTACCAAATTAGGTGAGATAGACACTACTAAACCTACGCCAGAACCAACACCCGAACCCACGCCACCTACAGCACAAGAATTAGCACAACAAGCATATCAGTCTAAAAAAATGGAATTAATGTCTTTAAAAAGTGATTTAGACTTAGGACTTATAACCCAAGCTGATTATGACAAAGTTCTTAATGAAACTAAACTTCTTTTAGAAGCAACGAAAGGATAATAAATGGCATTTCCCGTCGGGTGGACTAAAAAATGTAGTCTTACAATAGATAACACTAAGGTTAGTGGAACAAGTGATTTAACTAACTTTCCTGTACTTTTAACTGAGGCTAATTTTCCATCTACAATATTTGATAATACTCAAAGTGCAGGACAGGATTTAAGGTTTACTTCTGATTCTGCGGGTACTACCGAACTTGCTTTTGAAATAGTTAATTGGGATACCACAAACGATAAAGCAGAGGTTTGGGTTAAAATTCCAACAGTTGATTATGATGATGATACAACCTTTTATGTATGGTATGGAAATGCTACTGCTACTGCGTATGCACATACAGATACCTATGGAACTCACGCAGTTTGGAGTGATTATGAGGGTGTGTGGCATTTAACAGATAATACTGATTCAACTGCTAATGGTTACGATTTAACAGCAAGTGCATCAGCACCAACTTCAACATCTGGATTGTTTGGTAGCACTGCCGCATCGGGTGCTTATGATTTTGAGACGGATACTCCAAATTATTTTACACATTCAGACCCTACAAACCTTATAATAAGTGGTAGTCAGTCTTTTCAATGTTGGGTAAAACCCGAAAGTGTTATGACACACAGAATACTTACAGTTTCTGAAGGTTCCCCACCTAATACTACAGTAGGATTTACTTTAAATAATGATGGTGGTTTAAGACCAATGTGGCAAGTGGACTGGACTCAAGTTGGTAATACTTCCGTGGACACTGTAAATACGGAGGACACTCATAGTTATACAGGAACATTTAACTCAACGGGTGGTGCTATGGTTTTATATAAAGATGGTTCCAGTATTCACTCGGGCAGTGGTTCTCATAGTGCTGGTGCAAATTCAGACTTTGGAATAGGGAAACAACCTTTTTATACTTGGTACGCAGATGGTGTTATAGATGAATGTAGAATAATAGCAGGGGTATTAACAGCAGGTTGGGTAGCAACAGAATACGCAAACCAGTCAGCACCAGCTACTTTTGTAACAGAGGGAACAGAAGAAGATGTTGGAGGAAGTACAGGAATAGGTGGTTTTATAAGTGAGGGTTTTATACCCACATTTTAATGGTGTATAATAATAAATATTTAATTAAAGGAATTACCTTATGGAACAAGTTGAAAAAATCAGACGTGAATTAAGACGAAAGTCTTTAGACCAATTAAAAATTTATAATCCCTTAGATACTGCTTTTCAAACTGTATGGGAAGGGTTTACCTATGTGGCTCAACCTAAACAGGAAACAGTTATGTTGAGGTATATCGCAGAGAAGTGGATGCGTGAATTTGCAGACTATATGATTAACAAAGAAGAACAAGATGCGGCGGATGCTGAAAACGATAAACGAAGGAAAAAAGGTTGGGAACCTATGAATCCACAAGAACGTGACCAATTTGATATCCGAAACAAATACATAACAAACGACCCCGATAAAAGAAGACAGTATATGAAGATGGTTTATAGGGGAATATCACAAGAACACGGACTTGATTTACCAGAACCTACACCTGTTAAAAGGGATGTAAGACCGCAAGATGAAAAAATCCTTGAAGAATTAGATAAACAAATGGGTATGAGAGAAATACTTCCTGAAGATAATTTTGATATTGAAGACAAAAAGGAAGAATTACTGAAAGGACTTGCAGATGAATAACTTAGACACAATATTAGGCACAACTAAATCAGAACACGAAACTTGGGCGGATGTCTTTAAAAGAATAGACGAAGCCCGAGGAGTTGACCTAAAGACTTTAACTAAAGTTGTAGTATATATTTTAGGAGAATTAGATGTTCAAAAAGAAAAAACAGGAAACAATTACTCAATTGGAGAAGCAGGATTTGGAAGAACCTATATCGAGCCAAAAGGAGACTTTGACTTCGGAACAAACGAAACAAGTGAAGGAATTGCAGGGGGAACAGGAGAACCTGAACCAGAGAGTGCAGGAATTCAAAGCGGAGATAGACCTATTGAAGAAGAAATACGGGCTTGACCTGCAGATACAAGCAAACCTATACATAGTTGAGCCTAAAAAATGAAGTACTCTATACATATAGTAGGATATACAAAACAAGACCCTGTAGGTAACCTTGAAGATAAGGTTGTTATCCGTTTAGTAGATAAAAACCCCGCAAATGCCCTTCTACGCGCTAAAAAGCTAATAAAAAAAGACAATTGGCTAATAGCTGAAATCATTGAAATAGTACCAGACCTTAAATGATATAATTTAAGTATGAGCTGGACTAAAGGAACACATAAATCAACTGATTGGAACGGCGGTACTTCCTATTCTACAAACTATACTTCGGGAACTTCTAAATCAACGAATTGGGGTAGCGAAGGACAGAATGACTTTTCTAACGGGTATTTACTTTTACAAATAGGAGACTATATCCTCTTACAAAACGGATATAAGTTAGCTTTACAATGAGTGATTCAAAATTACACGACCTTACAGGGTTAACAACTTTAGCAGCATTAGATGAAATTTATGTAGTGGATGTAAGTGATACAACAGACAGTACAGACGGAACTTCTAAAAAATACGCGGTAGGTATTACAAGTGGTTTTGTAGGAGTAGATGATACTCAAACCCTAACAAATAAGACTTTAACTGCACCAACAATAACAACCCCGACAATAACAGCTGCTTCCATAGTTGCTACCGCAGTACAAATAAACGACACAACAGCAGACCATCAATACATATTAGCAGTAAACGAATTAACAGCAGACCGAACAATTACACTCCCTCTTTTAACAGGTAATGATGATTTTGTATTTGAAGACCATATTCAAACTATAACTAATAAAAACATAGTTCAAAAAGTAACTTCATACACACCAGATGCAGCAGGAACAGCAACCCTTGATGTTTCAATAGGAGCAATACACTCAATAACAATGCCAGCAGGTAACATAACAATAGCAATATCAAACGAAGCGGTCGGGAAGTGTTTCATGGTTGAAATAACCCAAGATGATGTAGGAAGTAGAACAGTCACTTGGTTTACTACAATAAGATGGATGGACGGAACAGCACCAACGCTTACAACAACAGCATCTAAAACAGATGTATTTGGTTTCAGAGTTACAGGAACCGATACATATTTCGGATACATTATCGGTCAAAACCTATAATGGCAAACTTTCCAGCAGGAGTAATTTACATTTGGACAGGAACAAACGCTTCTATTCCTACGGGTTGGGAAAGAGTTACTGCTTTAGATGGTAAGTATCCTAAAGGTACTGCCGATGCTACAGACCCAAATCAAACAGGTGGTAGTGCTACACATACACATACGGGGACTACACACTCGCATACTATGGACTCTCACACACATAGCACTACTATAGGAAATCACCCAACTAATCAACAACCTGCGGATGGCAGTATTTCATATTCATACGCATCTCACACACATAATAGTGGTAGTATTACGTCTGGAGCTTCAAGTGGTGGTGGTTTATCAGAGGTAGCGTGTACATATGCTTCTGTTGCAAACGACCCACCTTATTACACAGTAATATTTATTACTCCGACTACATCTGTTTCATATTTCCCGCAAAATGCAGTCTATTTATATGACGGTAGTGATAGCAAAACTGGTCATTACTTGTGTAACGGTAGTAACTCAACACCTAACTTAGTAGGAAAATATTTAAAAGGTGCGGGTACAGGTGCAAATGCAGGTGGGACAGGTGGCTCTACTACTAATGTTCACGATTTAACTCATACACATACAGTTGCTTCGCATACTCACGCAAATGTTACTACTGGGCAACCAAATGCAACTGGTGATTCAAGCAACACTACATCTGGGGATATATTAAAACCACATACACATACTATATCTTATTCAAGTACTACAGCAACTATTTCTTCAACAGCACCAAAATTAACAACTACAGAAACAGTAGAACCAGCATATACAAAGTTATTAACAGTTCAAAATCAAAATACAGGCTCTGGAAGTTATAGACTTGGAATGATAGGTATGTGGGTAGGAACTTTAGCAAGTATTCCCTCAAATTACACTTTATGTGATGGAACAAACGGAACACAGGATATGAGAGGCAAACATTTAAAATCAACTGCTACAACAGGTGATATAGGAAATACTGGTGGTTCAAACACTCATACACACGTCGCACAAAATCACACTCATACTGCAAGCGCTACACATACGCACACTGCTTCTGGTGGAATACATACAGGAGTATCTGTTGGTGGTGGTAGTGGTGATGATGAAGCTAAATCAGATAATACAAGTTCTTCTCATACTCTTACCGTTTCAAGTGCTGCTGCAACATACGCGAATGCTTCAACAACAGGTGATTCGCAAAATAACGAGCCAGAATATAGAACAGTAGCTTTTATTAAACTTGCTCAATTATCAACAGGAAGTGCTTTCTTTTTAAACTTCTTATAATGATATAATTGATATATGCGACAGACATTTACACAACTACAAAATACAAGTAAGGATTATATTTCTCAGGCATCAGGAAGTTTATCAGCTTCTACTATAGCTAATTTTATTAAACAACATATAAATCAGCGTTATCACGCTATCCAAGCTAAACTAAAGAACTATATAACAATGGATTTACCTCAAACCGCTTCAACAGTAGCAGACCAGCAAAGATACCATTATCCACAAAACATCTATCCGCCAATTAACTCTGCAACACTTGAAGTAGGCGGTGTTAAATACCCTTTAGATGTAGTACATAGTCAACGACAATGGGATGAATTAAATCAAATATCATATTCGGGAACATCTATCCCGCAGTACATCTTCCCTATGCGCGACCATTTTGAAATATGGCCTATACCCCAAGCTGACGGGGATACAATTACGTTAATAGCCAGTATGTTAGACAGGGATATGACACAGGAAGACTATACGACAGGCACAGTAACAGTAACTAATAATTCAGCTTCAGTAGTGGGTGCAGGAACTACGTGGACTGCTGCAATGGTTGGTAGGTGGTTTCAAGCTAACGCTGACCAATATTGGTACCGCATAGCTTCGTTTACCGACACAACTCACATCACACTTGAATCCGTTTATGAGGGTACAACAACCGCAGGGGATACTTACATTATAGGCGAAACACCCGAACTACCGCCCGAACTACATTACATTATTCCTTACGGAGTGGCGGCAGACTTTTATGCAGGACCAAGACACGACCCTGCTATTGCTCAACAATATAATAATTACTTTTGGACTGGTGATTTTAATAATTCATCAAGGTCTTTAAGAGATGTAGTAGGCGGAGTACTTGGTGCTGAAAAACTATATTCAAGACGAGGTGCGGATATTAAAGTTATACAAAAGGAGCCTGACACCTACTCACTATATGATGAAAGATGGTCGAGTACCCTGTCAACGACTATTTAATGACTAAAAAGAAAATCGTAGTAAAAGACTTTACAGGCGGAATAGGGACTACGGGAGAGAAGAAAGACATTGCTAATTCTTGCAAGTGGTCTAAACACCTAAACATATTTGAAGACCCTTCCTATGCAACTTTATCCCGTAAATTAACTAAAGTATCAGGTTCAACTGTTCTTGGGCTTGTTAAATGGGCTGATGATGCCTCACCTTATTCAACTGACCGTTATTTTTATGATAGTGCTTCCCATATCTATAAGGAAACATCAGCAGGGGTGTGGAGTAACCCGATAGACGCTACAGGAGGCACAGGAGAGGGTTTAAAAGTATTTGATGACTATTTATACTACGCAACAGGTACAACGATAGGTAGATATGGAAAATTAAGTGGTACACCTACCCAATCATCTGATTTTTTATCTGACGGAACTACAAACCTTGACCAATCAGCTACAGGTACAGGAGCAACAGACTACAGTACAACCACCTCAATAAACGAAGGGGCTACACATAGAAACACAATTACCCCGACTAATGACCCGATGAAGTCAATTACAATCAATGTAGACGTAGTGGGAACAGGAAATTGGACTTTAACTTTACACGACAGCAACAACGTAACAATAGGTACTGCAACTATTGCTAATGCTTCTATGGTAGTAGGTGATAACACTTTTACATTTAGCACTCCTTTAAGGGTAGTGATAGGAAACCAATATCATTACCACATAACAACTACAGTTGCAGATGGCGGGGTTGATACAGGAACAAACAACGACTTAGAGGCTTCCTATTTTAAGGAATATTTTGGAATATTAATAGACAAAGACTTTCATCCCATGGAAGAATTTCTAAACTTTCTCGTTATTTTAAATGACCGATATATTGCAAAGTGGGACCAAGCCTTATATGAGCCGAATTTTATTACACTTGCTCCTGGCTATGAGGCAAGATGTATGGCTAAGTTTAACGAATTCTTGGTAGTAGGTGCTTTTAAAGGTGCAACCATAACTGAATCAGAACAAGCAAGACTTTACTTTTGGGACGGAATTGAAACAACATTTAACTACTTTACAGACTGTAGGGTAGGCGCTCCTAATTGTTTAGTTAATAACGAAGGTAACTTAATAGGTGTGTACGGAAATGATGGTTCTATGTATCTTGGAAGTGAGCCGTTTCAACGAATAGTAGACGAAATACCTAACCTAACAAGAGGTAAGAAGTTAGAAGTCTACCCTGGGGCAATAGATGCTTTTGAAGGTAAGACAGTAGTGGGGATTTCAGCTTCAACAGATGATACAGCTTTAATACAAGGAGTATTTGAATACGGACATCAGCGTGATGAACTTCCGAGAGCATTAAACTTTCCTTATACGATAAGTACGGGAACATCTACAGGAACTTCTTTGAAAATAGGTTGTGTTAAATCAATAGGTGATTCGCTTTATGTAGGGTGGCAAGATGATGCTGATTATGGGGTGGATAAAGTAACTATTGGTGATACAGCTAACGCTACGGGAACGTGGGAAAGCCTTATCTTTGATAGTGGAAACCCTGACGATTATATGATACCGATGGATTTAGTGATAACATTTGAACCTTTAACAGCAGGACAATCAGTAACACCTAAATACAAGTTAGATAGGGCAGCTTCGTTTACAAGTGGTGATGCCGAGGACACAGTTGGAGCAACTTCATTAAAACTACCTATCTATCAAAGATGTAAGGAGTTGGAAATAGGTTACGAATTGGCTTCAACTTCAAACACATTTATTAAGATAACAAGCATAACGATAGAAATAGATGTTTTAAGTACGGAGGACTAATGCAATTTGAACAATTAAAAGGGCAGAGAAAAGCCGATATGGTTAAAAGAATAACGCAAAGGGATTTAATACCTAAAGCAGTTAAACTAAGAAATTCCGAGATATACCAATTAGGTGAAGAAACTATTATCATTTATGATAAATACCGAAACGAAGTCTTTACAATCAACCAATCCGACACCGCAGGGAAAGTTAATTTTGGTGATAATGCTTGGATAAACTACGTAGACGGTTCTGCTTCATTTGGTGGTGGTATGGATTCAATTACTGCTACTACGGTAAACACTACAACTCTAAACGCAACTTCAATTACAGGTTTATATACCGCAACAGAAATATGGTTAGCTCCTATTATTCCACAATGGACTGATAGTTGGACTACTAATTCATCTTTTACAGATGTTACAGGGTCTTTATTTGATGTTAATTTTGACGACTTAACAACTGGTTGGAATGTTTATTTTGATATAGTAGGTAAAACAGATATAGGTACAGGTTCGTGGCAATTATACAATGTAGATGATAGTGTAGTGGTAGGTAATTCTGTTATATCAACAACCTCAACTACACCTGTAAATATTAGAAGTTCTGCCCTCACACTTCCTACTGGTACAAAAACATTAAAAGTACAACATAAAATAGTAGGTGGTGATGGTGCTACTAAATATGTTAACTCAATTATGGGTAAATTAGTTGTAAGGTTATCATGAAATATACATTAGAAACTAAAAATAAAGATGGTATTGAAGAAAAAATAGAGAAAAAACTTGGTATTAAACTAAAAGCTATTAAAGAAGACGATATTGTTAATGGATATATAAATACAAAAGAAGTTGATGGAAAAACCATAGTAGAGGTGTTTACTTATGACAAAGATGAATCATCTGATTATTTTGAAGGGGTTTATAAAAATATCCCTTATAATCACGGACACAAAACATCTTTTGTATCTGTAAAAGATGACCTCTCAAAACAAGTATCTGATTTTGAAAAGAAAGGCAATGATATAATATAACTATGGCAGACTGGAAATGGAAAAATGTAGATACAATGGACTACAATACCTTATCGTCTTACAAGAAATACTTGGAAGACAGGGGTAAAAATGCTTCAAATAGTAAAGAATATAACAGGGTATTAAAACTTATACCTCAAAGTGTTGGTTACGGTGCAGAAAAACTTAAACAAGAACAAGAAGGTAAAATAACAGACTTTATGGGTAGGTGGGGTAGTGCAATAAAAAACCAACCTACAATGCAAGATGTTTGGAATAGGGTAGCACAGGAAAGAGGTTTGGAAGGCAAAAGAGATGTATTTACAGGTTTAATGGGACAGGTAGGTAGTGTTCAACAGCAATTAGAAGACGCACTCGAACAGGTTGCAGGTGAAACAAGAGGTTACGATGTTAATGCTGCACAACAAGCAAGACTTCAACAAGTAAGACAGGGCGAATTGGCCAAAACCTTATCGCCATTAGCAAGAGCAGCTGAAACAGCAGGAACAGGGTACAACTTAGCTTTAGCTGAAGCAGGTCAACAAATAAGTGCCGAACAATATCAACAGGAAAAAGAACTTCAACCTTATTTAACAGAAGCGCAGTTACTTGATAGTGCTTTAGCAAGACAAGTCACTATGTACACGACTGATATGCAGAACCAAACAAATATACTTTTACAGAAACTTCAAAATCAAGGTGCTTTAGACGCACAAGAAATGAAGAACCTTAATGAATTAGCAAAACTTGAAAGAGAATACGAACTTGCAAGAAATCAGTTTGATTATGAAAGGAAATTTAAGACTACTACTGGAGAAACTTGGAGTTAAAATATGATAATAAATCCTGACGGTTCTGTCACAATTACAAGTAATAAGGGTAATACTAAAATAATAAAACCCGAAGAATTGGGTACTTACGGCATTTCTCAAGACGCTTATATTGCTGAAAAAACAAAATATGAACAGCAACTAAGTTCTTTTATGGAAACAGGTCAAATGCCAAGTCCTGAACAAGCTCAATTTGAAGAAGCAGCTAAACTTAGAGGTTGGGTAAAACCTAAAACACAGGAACAATTAGATAAAGAAGAAGCTGTTGCAAGTTCAATAGCAAGACAAAAAGAAGCGTTAGATGTCACAAATAAAATCCTTGAAGGAAGTACAAAAGGTATTACAGGTAGGATGAGACTTCCTGGTGCTATTTCAGGTACTAAAGCATATACAAAGAAAAAACAAGTAGAGCAGTTAAGAGGTATGTTAGCAGTTGAAAGCAGAGCCTTATTAAAAGGTCAGGGTACAATTTCAGATAAAGAATTAGATATGTTAGAGAATATGGTAACGAGTTTAGACTATAAAATGAACGATAAGGATTTTAGAGCAGAGGTTCAAAGAATACAAAATAAATTTTACGATACTTTAGCAAAAAGCGAAGAAAAAGCCCCAGAACAATATAAAGAAGTTATTGGTGAGGGCGGTTTAGGAACTCCTGCAGAAGCAATTAAAAAAAAAGGTGATGCTTATGACTTTTTATACTCAGGAGGGGAAAGAGAAAGTTTAAAAGGAGCGGTAGGAGATATTATAGGAAATATAGGAAAACCTGAAGAACAGCAAAAAGAAATCCGAGATATTAAATTAAAAGATACAATCGTTGATTCAATTATAGGTACTACTGCAGATATGTGGAAAGATGTTTCTACTGCATTGGTTTTAAGAGGTAAGACAGGAAAAGAACTTGATAAAAGTCTTACTAATGTAATGGATATTTCTCAAAGAGCTTTAGAAAGAGCAGAACAAGAAACAGACCCAGAAATAAAAGCTCGTTTACAAAAAGTAGCATTTGAAGGGATGAATGAGGTTTCAAAACAAAGAGGTGAGATAGATAAATTATGGAGTGAATCAAAGGATGAGCCGTATTGGGCGAGAGCTTTAGGCGTAGGTTCTGAAACCGCCGCATTAGGAGTTGGTTTATTAAGTTTGAAGGATTTAGGTAAACAAGCAATAACTAAACTTGGTGAGAAAGCAGCTGAAAAGTCAACAAAAGCAGTTACAACAATAGCGGGTGAAACGGGCGAAACATTGACTAAAAAACCAAGTCTTACTGCAAAAGCATTACAAAAAGCTAAAGAATTAAGTCCTACAAGACGTTTAGCTGAAAAACAATTGGAAGAAGCGGGAAAAGTAACTACTCAAATAAATACAGATGAGATGTTAAGACCTTTACAAGAAGCGGCAAAACTTGACCCAGATATAGCAACAGGCCTTGAAAAATACGGACCTGGGATTAAGAATATCAAAACCCCGACTGATTTAGTCAATGCTCTACAACAATTTGGTGACCAAGCATTTACTAAGGGTGGGGACATAGCTTCTTCTACTAAATCCAAAATATTTTATCAATTATGGAAAGGTGGGATAGAGCAACTAAAGACAGTTGCCCCAGAAGCATATAAATATAGACAACTACTTGCTTTAACATTTCAATTACCTAAAACTGCAGGTAGGTGGCTTTTCAAAACATTTTTAATGAAAGGAATAGGATTCGGATTTTAACGAGTGATATAATAACTATATGGAACCAAGACAACCAGGAAATATAAATACAGAAGCAATGTCCGCTATTCAAGAAGCTTTAGCAAGAAGGGGAATGGGTGATAAAGTACCCGCCCTTAATCAACAAAGTTTAGGAAGTCCTACCGCAAGTCCATTACCACCTGAAGCATCGGGTCAAATGTCATCAGGTTCTTCACCAATGCCAACAGAGGCTTTACCTCAAGTACCAACTTCGCAACAAGGAAATCCTGAGGCAAAAATGATAATAAGGGCTTTAAGAGAACGATTAAAAGCTATATCTGCAAGTGAAGCCCCGATGCCAACGAATCCTTTAATGTAATGACTTCAACTGCTAAATACACTAAAGACCAAGTGAATATTGCACTTATGCAAGAAGATGTGAAATCAATCAAAGACGATGTTAAAGAAATAAAAGGAAGAATGGAAGCTGAGTATGTTAGTCAAACTGAATTCAAACCTATTCGTAACCTTGTTTACGGAATGGTTAGTATAATTTTAACAAGCGTAGTAGGTGCTTTAATAGCACTGATTTTAAAATGAAACACAAAATTATGTATATGATAAGTGGGTTGATACTTGCTTCAGCTATCTTATTAATAGTTTTAATTACTTTTTGGTACGCATATCCTTATAAACCTTTGAAAGTAAATAATTTATCTGTTATGACAAGAGAAGTTAGACGGGGGAGTACTTTTATTTACGAATTAGACTATTGTAAAAAAGGCGAAGGACAAGTTCAGATAAGTCGTAGGTTTGTTGATGGTGTAGTTTATTCTATGCCTGATATTTATGTTCTAAATCCCGAGGGTTGCAGAATAATTAATATAGGAATAGATATACCGCATTCTTTACCGTCTGGTGAATATAGACTTGAAATTGATTATTCCTACAAAGTAAACCCTATTAAAGTTGTTACAGTTAAAGTAATGACGGGAGTATTTTTAATAGTTGATTAAAGAAAGGTATTAATGACACTAAAAAAACCATTTGAAAAAGAATATCCTATGACGCAGGATTGGAATGACCCTCGTTATAGAGCATCTTATACAAAGTTCGGTTTAATGGGACATAACGGACAAGACTTTGGTTGCCCTATTGGTACAAGAATTACAGCTCCTCACGATGGGAAGATAGTAGAAAATATATTAGATGCTACTGGATATGGTTGGTATGTAAAAATAGAAAATGATAAAGAGGGTTCTATATTAGGACATTTTAATTCTCAATCACCTTGTAAGGTAGGAAGTACGGTAAAACAAGGCGACTTAGTAGGTTTATCAGGTAATTCGGGAAACTCTACAGGACCGCATTTACATTGGGGGTATTACCGATTCCCAAGAAAAAGAGATAACGGATTTTCAGGAACAGTTGACCAAACTCATTGGATAGGATTAGAAAACTATGAAGAAGAAATGTTGTACGAAAGAGCAGAAAAAGAAAAATACAAAAAGGAAGCAAGGAATTTGAGAAAGGTAACTCAAAGCCAAGCTAAGAGTATTGCACTTTTAAACAAAGAGATAGAATCCCTTAACAAAGCCAAAACTGACCAAGCCTTTGAAATCAAGCAACTACAAGAACAGTTTGTAGAAGTTAGCAGAGAAAAGAGTAGTTTGCTAAAGTGCTGTGAAGAGTATGAGGTCAATGTTCCGAAGCTAAATGCCCGTATTAAAGACTTAGAATCCAAATTAATGTCCCAAGACCCTTTAAAAGACTTTACAGCTAAAGAATTATGGTCAGCACTGTTTGATAAAATATTCAAGAGAGGTGGTGATTTAAATGTTTGATTGGAAAAAATTATGGGAAGCGGCAAAAGAGCCTTTACGACTGCTGGTCCTTGCAGTAATTCCAGCGATATTAGCTTACTTTAGTGTTATAGATGCGACTTGGGCAATAGTTATTACTGCTTTACTTAGGTTTTTAGACAAATATCTTCACTTACAGGCACCAGAAGGTACTTCGGGAGGACTTACCCGTTTTTAACCGTAGAATAGGTTCTAAGGCATTTTATTTTTTAGATAAGGGAATATACTTTTTTGGTATAAAAACCCGTTAGAACCTATTGTAGAGTGTAAAAACATACAAAAATAGATAAGGAGATAACAGGAGGTACGAAATGAAAGGAATGAGTAAGCAGGAAATAATCAATGAGCTGTCCAAACTTTATGCCTTACAAAGAGAAGGTAAAAAGGTCAAAGCGCTTATCAATGAGTACGAGGCCTTGTTGTTTGAACTTTGTGATGACGAGATGGATGACGAGGAGGATTAAATGAACGTTGAAAATGAGGCGAATGATTTAACTATTCTTGACCAATTCAAAGGTAAGATAAAACAGGTTAAATCAGTAAGGTACGAAACCGATGCGAAGAAACTTTGGTTTGTTCCATTAGGTGACGTACATTTAGGACACCCTACCTGTGATGTTGATAAGTTTTTGGAAACAATTAACTTTATTAAGAAAAGCGACTACAAGGTGGTGTTGATGGGTGATTTACTTGAATCGGCTAACAAGAGTTCAGTCGGTGCTGGTTGGGTTGAGCAAACACAATCACCGCAAGAACAGTTAGATACTTTAGCTGATTTACTGTATCCGTTAAGGGACAGGATTTTGCTTCTCTTAACGGGAAATCACGAGTTGCGAGTGTGGAAAGACACAGGGATTGAGCCGTCAAGCATATTAGCAAGATACTTAGGTGTTCCTTATGGTGGATATTCTGCTTTTATCTACTTTAAAGTAGGAAGTCAGAATTACGTCTGTCACGCACAGCACGGTTCTACTAACGGGATGTACACTCACACCAAACTTCAGGCGGCGAAAAGAACTGCAACCCATACGGAAGCTGATTTGTATTTGTACGGACACACTCACGCTTTAGTAGCCGATTCGGAAGAAAAACGTTACTATGATAAAAGAGCAAAGGGTGTTCGTATTAAGAAACAATACACTGTTCTTACGGGTGGGTTCTTGTCTTACGAAGGAAGTTACGCACAGATGAAAAACTACAACCCAACAAGAATTGGAGTTCCAAATGTTTATCTTGGTGGTGAACACTGGGACATTCATGTCAGTACTTAGTATAAAAAGGGGTTATTTCTCAACCATTTAACCCCTTTACTTTTTAAATAATTATTATATAATAATATTAATACTAACTAAGGGTTGGCTACTCAACAGGAGTTCGGGCAGGGCTTCTGGTAGCCACCTCTTAGTTGGTATTACCTGCGCTTAAGGCTTGATTAAAGGAAATAGAATAACAATATCTACGATATTAAAATGAACGTCTATTCTCTTGCCCTTACTTGTGGAGTACCAACAAACTATTTAACTTATAGAAAAATAATATATAATATGTTTAATGACGCACTTAAACTATCTAAAATTAAAATCAGAAACCCCCTCTACACATAGGTGCGTCAATACTTTAAGTGTAAGGGGGATTTTTGGTTTTAAGGAAGTATTATGAAAGAACAACCGAACTATTATGCAATACTACCCGCAAATGTTAGGTATGATAACGAACTAACGCCATTACAAAAACTACTATTCGCAGAAATAACTGCTTTATCTAATAAAGAAGGGTATTGTTGGGCTTCAAACTCATATTTTGCTGAACTTTATGGAGTATCAGAAACTCATATATCGCTATGTATCAAAAAATTAAGACAGAAAAACTACATTAATAGTGATATAGACAAGAAAAAAGGCAATATAAGATACCTTACACCTATTAAAATAGAGTTAAATACCTATTTAACTAAAGTTAAAGACCCCTATTTAACTAAAGTTAAAGATAATATTATAAATACTAATATTAAAAATAATATAGAGAGAGAACTATCTTATTTAGAAGAATTACCGCAGGAAGATATTCAATACTTTACCCGAGAGTTTGATTTAACAGAAAGGCAATTAAAGAATAAAGCCGAGGAACTTGCGGATTATTGTAGAGCTAAAGGTAGAAAATATTCTAATTATAAGGCGTTTTTACGGAACGCTATTAGAAAAGACTTTAAAAAACGGGTTATTAACCCATATATACATAGGGACGAATTATCGCCAGAAGTTAGAAGTAGTAATTTAGATAAAATGGCAGAAATTAAAGCCAAGATAGGAATTATATGAAAGTAACAGACTTAAAAAACTTACAGATAGTACTTAAACATTATTTAGAACTTACTAAAAGAAACAAAAAAGATGCTATTAGGAAACTTGCAG